GGTTTCCCAGTCGTAGTGGTCTGATTCAGTTTGACATTCAAACGATTCGTAAGAATCCATGCTATGTGATCTCGTGAAGTTGGGTTAAATTCTTTTAGTCTTTGGAACTCTGCTCCGGCTCTATATCCTTGTGTAGAGTTATCTCGTTTAGGAGTGAACATCGCTCCTCCAATGAGAGTCCATTCGTTCCGAAGTACTTCAGTAAGTTCTTCCATCTCTCCTCTGAGAGATGACTCAAGTTGCTGAGCTTTTGATTCATTAAAGTACCATCCATGTATTTCTTGTTCAGTTAGTATTTGTGCGACTGTATGCTCTAACGCGAGCCAGTCAAATAAGGGCGGAAGTGCTCGCATAATTTAGTTGTTACTTGTACGTCTTGGACGCAATAATCTTGCATTTCTTGTGACCAGTCTTGCCAATCAGTTGTTTTACCAAACTCTCCTTTATATTCTCCTAATCTGTATCCATAACTTTCTAAGCTATGTCGTCCATAAAGTTGTAAAGGCATCTTATCTATATTTCTTTTCTTATCTATCTCCATCATGTTTGGATGATACAGCCTAGATAAAATAAGAGTATCAAGAACATCCCCGTCATACTTAAACCAAGGATAAGTTTTCCGAAGAATAGGTAAATCATAGCCAATAATATTATGACCAATGATGACATCAGCACTGGTGAGCCAATGCAAAGCTTCCGTGATCGGTGGGTACTTACCACCTTGATTATTAAATACGAAGGTCTCTTCTTTCGTGGAATCGTAGATGGCAATGCAATGTATCTCAGAAACGTCATGTAATAGTCCGTTAGTTTCGCAGTCAAACACCAGCATTTGTTTTTCCGGCATAGGTTTTATCCTTAAACTTTGCTTTCTTAACTGCTTGTTTACTTGGTGGGTTTGGTTTTTTCAGCTCCTCAGAAGTCTGTTGAGGCACTGAAAACTGTGTTCGTAGTTTCATTAAATTTACAAGTAGATTTATCGTATTTCAGTTCAGCGGCAACACCTGTTTCACCTGAATATCTATTTTTTAAAATTCTTAGAGTTGAAACATCATCATCCGATTGCTGATCTCTTTCCAAGGCAAGTACGGTATCCGAAAGCTGAGATATAGCCTGGCTTCCGCGTAATTGTCCTAATGAAACCTTTGCTCCATCGGTATGATCTTGATCTGTATGTGTACGTCTTAGGTGTGATACTAAGAATAAAGATATGCCAGTACGTTCAACTAAACTTCTAAGATTAGTCATCGTCTGATCTATCATCCGTCTCTCATCTCCTTGTAAGCCTGACAATAATATTGACAAGTGGTCTAAGAAGATAACTTTTATGTCCAGCCCAAGAGCCATGTACTCGATACGGTTGTAGATAGTATCCGAAGATAAACTACCAAAATGGTCGTATAGATAAAGGTTCCAATTATTGATAGTGGAATCATATGCCTCTTTTAATGTGGAGTATTCGTGTTCGCCAAGATGTAATGCCTTTCCGACAGCTACAGACATAAGTCCTAATGCTGTTCGCCTGTTAGATTCCTCTAATGCTATATAGCCAACCTTGACTCCTTCTTCTAAAAGTTGAGTTGCTAGTTGTCTACAGAAAGTACTTTTACCTTGACCTGTCCCTGCTGTAATTGTTGTCAACTCACCGTATCTAATACCATGAGTCTTCTCTTGTAATCCTTCAAACTTATATTTGTGATTACATGGTGGGCTTGGTGTTGTGACAGCATCTAATAAAGATTTACCGTCAACTATCCCATCGGGTTGATACTCTTTAGCATCCCAGATAGCCCGTCTAATAGCTTCAGAATCATTCGCTTGTAACGCATCTGACGCATCTTTGTATTGCTCCAAGCGAGCAATCTTGACTTTTCCCGTAGGTAAGATTGACGCTGCTTTTTCAACAGCTTCTCTTCCGGCGTTGTCATTGTCAAAGAAGAGGACGATTTCCTCATACCCTTGAAATAAAGGTATTTGTTTTTGAATGTCCTTTTTGGCTGACGCTGCACCGTGAGGGAGCGAGACCATCGGCCAGTTCGGCATAGCCTCATAACAGCTTGCAGCATCTAGTTCACCCTCAGTAATAACAATACGCTTACCGTTAGTAGGAAATAAGTGCTGACCAAATAAGGTGTCAGTGGAAACTCCTTCATATTTAAATTGTTTTAATTTGTCTTTGGTTTTGAACCCTTGAATACGTCCAGAGCCATCGAAATAAGGGAATCGTAAGTGTGTCTCGTCTCGATAGATTTTGTAGAACTCGCAGGTTTTTTCACTGATGTTTCGTTTTTGCAGCCTTTGGGCTGATCCTTTAAAAGTGACATTGCTTTGCATGTGATGAGTGTGTTGGGTGTCGTTGCCCTCTGTATAGGTTTGGCAACTGAAGCAGTAGGTGTGACCGTCCGTGTATATGCCATTGGCATCGGACGATCCACAGTTACTGCATGGTTCGTGTCGTATAAATTCGCTTTCAGTCATGTAAGCCAATCAATTGGGATGGCGTGAAACGCACACCATCTGATGTTGTATCGTTTGCACCACTGTGCATAAGTAGTCTTTGATCTTTTAGATATTTTTTTATAGGGGTCTTGAAAGACAATTCTTAAGTCTATACCTGGGTTCTCAGCTATTACTTGTTTAACCTTACGTCTATCCTCTGGTCTCCAATATCCTTTAGTTTCTAAAATTACTCCATTCGGAAGAATGAAGTCAGGCGTGTATAAGTGTTGAATAGTATATGGAAAGCTTACGCTCTCATATTCATAATCAACACCTAACTCACACAGTAGATCAGAGACTTTCTCCTCTAATCCTGATTTGAACATTAGAAGTCATCATCTTCAACTGAAGCTGGAGTTGTGTCTGGAGTAACATTTGGATCATCAGTTTTAAAGCCTGATGTTTTACCAAACAATTCTGCTACACCATTCTCATCCAAATCCCCAGTGTCAACACCAGCTCCGGTTTGGACTGATATAACTTGTACGCCCGATAACTTAAGACTAGTACCATAGGTAATGCCATCACGCAGTATATAAGGCTTTTGAATAAAACCAATTTTAACTGTTGACCCTTCATATACAGGTGTGTCCATGTTTGTTATGGGTGTCCCTTCTGTATCAACTACAGGTGGGCGTTTATCTTCAGCCCATGAGAATTTAATAGTAAATTTACCCTCAGCTACTTCTTCCCATGGTGTAGGTTTTAAGGTAGCTCTCTTTGGGTTTTTTAATCTTGACTCTGCCCATTTAAGACAGTCATCTCTTTCAGTCTCAAGTTTTTCAACTAACTCACTATCAACTACTGCCTTTAGTGAATAGCCAAATTTACTTGGCTTCAGTACAGCCTGATAACCAGATAAGGTAACAGGCTTTTGTGTTATGTGTATGTTTCTTGCCATTAACAGAAAAAATAAGTGGAATCAATTACTGACTCTGGTTTTAGATCGCCAATAATCGGTGGTTCAGTCTTTGCTCCAATAGCTTGGGCAAAGTCTTTTAAAAAATCATGCTCCGCAAACAGGTGCATGTATGTGTCTCGTACTAATGTGGATAGATTGGTCATATCTGTAGCTCTACATAGAACTGAATCATGTATTAAAGCTATAGGTGCATTAAATTTAGTAGCACTTAGATGTAACAAGCTGGCATCCAATGAGTGGATTAAGTTTGGAGCTGTTGCATTCTTATGATGTCTAAGGTCTACACCTGTTTCTCCCTCTAAAACTTTTATTCGGCAACGACCCATTAATTGTAATTCAACAATTTTATGGTTGTACTTCATTAATCGTTGATTGACTATAAATCCTGATGGAGTTTTCCAAGATATTATTTCAGAACCATTTTTAATTGCATTAGCTATTTCAAGTTCTATCCATCGCATAACCTTCATAGGTCCTGGTACGACTAGCTCCATGGCATTTCGTACTGCACAAACTATTTGAGTTAGCTCATCTTTTTCTACCTCAATATCTATATCATCAAATGCATCTCGTATATATTGTCTATTGCTAAAAGGTTTAGCGTTATAAGGTATTGTCATAACGCAACGTTTAGTTTTTTTTCTATCCCAATAGGGACGTAACCTTTCAGGTATATCCTTTCTACTTGTATCAGCAATAACTTGATATGCATCTTGAGGCTTTTCGCTTGGTATTACATTAACCAAACATGCTGTGGACTTATCCCTAGCTAGCCCAGCCAGTATCTGTAGACCTGAGCATGTTGCATCGGTTGCCACGGGTAGTCCTGTTGTTGTCCTTGTTTTAGCTAAGACAACAGAGTAATACTCTTCACAAACAGACAAAAACTGCCAAGGTTCGTCAGCTGTTTCCCAATCTCCTATGTTATTAAGAGGATTTGTAGCTACTCGTTTAATTATTTGTATATTTTCTGGTTGATCTACCCAAGCTAATCGCTCCTCCATAGTCGCTTTATCAAGACCATACGTAGTAGCTACTTGGAAAGCTAACCACTTCATCCCGTCCTCAGTTATAGGTGCTTCCTCTGCAAACCTAATCAAACTTTTTCCAAAGTCTGTATCCTGTGGTGTGAGAAAACTTGGTATAGGATAAGCTCTTCCTCGATAATCAAAACTCCAAGGTACATAATATTCTTTATCTTTAAACTCTCGGACACAATTCATTGTCATCCTAGTTCTACAAGATATCCTCCACTCGTTAGCGTTCTTATTACGTTGTATAGCTTTATCCTTCCTCCACTGCTTTCTTCCTTCTTCATTAGTATCTATGTCAAAGGGTTTAGGTGGGTCAGGATGATTAATCACAGGACGAAATTTTCCTACCTCTATTTCTCTTTCCTCTAGGTCTTCCGCAACCATTACTATGAATGGGTTTAAACGGTATTTTACCTTCTGTATTTTATTAAGGAATTGATAGGTAGTTTCCCCCTGTTTACATAGGGGTTCGCCCCTACGAACCATTTGATGAAGTCTGGTTAAATCATTTAAGTAATAACCACCTTCATTTAGAAATGACCAATCTCTTGGTTCTATGGTCATCGGCCACGCTAGTGGACTAAATAATTCAGCTAATCTTATAATTTCTTCTTTGTTTTTATGGAATGCATCTGTTGGATTTACAAACTGTTGTTTTTTTCCTCGATGCATAACGATGTCTCGTTTAAACCATCCTGATGAATCCATTAAACAATCTAAAAACCATGTACCAACCGAAATACGTTCACTTCTGTTCCAAGATTTCCATTCCGTTATGCCATCATTTTTATTCATAAGGGTTGTCATTGATTTAGCTTTGGAAGCTGTACCCTTAGCTTGATGCCAATAATTCTTCTTTAATGTCTCAAAAAGCCCTGGTGCACTGGATTCATAGTATCTCATCTGACATTCAGATTCCATAGCTGAACCTATAGTTTGAACAACATTTGCCACTTTGCTGTTATCTTTTCTCATAGAGAATGTTTTATCAAATGTGACCTTAGCTGTTATAGCTGCTTGAGATTCTGTATCTAGTGCCAATAAATATGGCATTAACTTTACCTGATTCCCTGTACCATGGAATTTTTTTATAGTTTTTATTCTTTCATCTTTTTTATCGTCTATTGCTTTTACTAATAAAGGTAAGAGAGTCTCTATTGATGCGGAGCCAAATACAGTTGCAGAAGCGTAATTCTGTTCTAATAACTTTTTAGTATTAGATCTTAAACGTTCTAAACCGCCCTTAATTTGACCACGCTCAAAGGATGCTTGCCTTTCTAAATCAGCAGTTGTAGGCATGTGATGAGTGTGTAAATTGTCGCTAGATTATGGGTTGGATATTTATCCCTATGTGGATAGGTTATAAATAAAGATAGGGACTGAGTTTTACCCCAATCCCTATTTGACCTGTTCGCTAGTGTATTAGATTATCAATTTCATTTTAAGTCCGGCGCGTCTACCAATTCCGCCACACTCCCAAGGGTTTTGGACGTATTGATTATAACAAACACGCTTAACATTTCATAAAATCCGTAATAAAATACTCTTAAATCGGAACAGTTGGATGCGCTAGATAAGGTTTATATCATGTTGATTACCTTTATCGGTAGGATGTGCGTATCCGAGAGTTGTCGCCATGTTTGCATGACCCATCATGTATTGAATATTTCTGGGTTTACATCCATTAGCGAAAGCCCATGTACCAAATGAATGGCGTAGGCTATGGAAACAATAGCCATCCTTGTGATCAAGGTTGACTGGATATGATTCCATTATTTTTTTGAAGGCTTTGTATAAACGATCCTTAGCTCGTTTACCTTCTTGTTCTCCTTCTCTTGCACCCCAGTCCAAACCAAAGACACGATCTCTCGCACCTAAGTCCTGGCAACGCTTTTGAAGCATTGGTTTAAGTGATGCGTGGATAGGTATGGCACGATATGCACCACTCTTGGTGGTATCGTCCTTCCTCGCTCCAACGTGTATAGAATTTTGTAAGAAATCCACACGAGCTGCGGTCATTCTGAGGATCTCACTTTGTCTCATGCCTGTATAGGCTGCAAAGTTAACAATGTCAGCAATGTCCTGTCTACCCCAGATATCTACAGCTGCGGTACAAATCTGTTCGACTTGCTCCTTAGTAAAGAATATCCGTTGGTACTTATTCTCTTGACGCATCTCAAATTGAGGTACATCAAAGAATATAAGTCCATGTCTTTTGCAGTAATTTAATACTGTCTTGACGGCAGACGTAAACCTATTAATGGTTGCATTGGCACGACCATCTTGTTCGAGGGCTTTACCTATTTGACTCATTAAAGGAATCGTAATCTTATCAACAGGAAAATTAATCCCTTGATAATTTGTGAAATAGTTTGCATAACATATGGCTGATGTAGCACCAGATCCATTACGCCATGTTGCTCTATTTTCTATTGTGTATTTGAGGCATTTACCCCACGTTGCTGTCGGCATAGAGTATGTTTTTAAGTTGTTGTACTAGTATTCGACCTTTGGGTGATAACTTTAAGATCTGTCTCCTTCTGTTAGTTGGATCTCGATACTTAGTAATCAATCCCAATCCAGCTTTATTCAGCCTATGAAATTCAGATAACCAATCAGTATTACGACTACCACTAGCAGTTGAGAAGGCAAGAGCCTTTTCCAGATCACCTTTGAAACAGTCATCATGGGAAGCAACATATAGAAAAGTAGCAATAACTTGGGCGGGTATTTCTTTATCAAATGTTCTTAAATGTTCAATTGCTTGAGCCAGTTTCGCCATCTGATAATCCGTCACCACCCTGCTTGGGTCTGAGTTCGTCATTGGTTTTTGTAGCTGGACAGGTATATTCTAGCGTAAATCTACCCAAATGGATAGAAGCGTCGCAGTATTTGTCTTCTTCTATACCGAAATAAAGAGAGCCAAAAGAAAAGAGCTGCATAAAGGCTTTTTGAATAAGTGATCAATAATGGTAGCTAAACAATGTAGTTATAATCTAGTTTTCTAGAGATATAACCATCTATTTGCTACTTGGTATAGTATAGGTATTATTACTATCTGTCATCTGTTGTTGCATAATGTTAACAATCTCGTCCCTATGTGGATGGGTCTGTATAGCCTGTAACAGTTCTTGAGATCTGCGTGTATAAGTTGTTTTATTCATGGGTTATTAAAATCCGTTGGTAAATCGTCAGGTTTAAGGTGATACATGCCTTCTTCAGTACACATATATATTTCCTTGTTTTCTTGCATACATTTACTTATGCAATTCTTTGCACCTCTCTCGGTGTTGTAGAACTTTTCTGTGTACTTGCCTTCTTTATCCTTCATGCGGATAATGGCAAATACTGAGTCAGGTATCTGGTAGCCATATACTTTCCAGTCTTCAAACTGTTCGTACGGCATGGATGGAAAATACTTATCAGGTGTATTTCGTATTGCTTCACAGCTATTAGGGAAATACCTTTGTCCTTTATTAGGTTTTCTTCTCATAATGGGTAACTCCCTGTTATTGGTTTAACATCAATTAGTTCAAATCCCCTGGTATCACACCAGTCCTTGGCTTTCCATGCTGCGTCTTCATGATCATCAGCTTCCATAAGATGCCAACGCCAGTCCGACCAATGAGGAAGTACTTTAAATTCAACTTGATAAGGGTTCATACATGCCTCGATGAGTGTGGAAAAATACCTGTCTCTTTCGAGGGGTTTACTGACTGTCAGGTGTAGTCACTAAGACTATTTAGTTTTTAATGCTTCAAGAATCTCTTTTAATTTCCACCATTCGGTAGAAAGATAAATCACTTGATTGAGTTGATTCAATAAAGATTGTTGTGTTGTTGATGGGTGTAAGTTCAAAGTTGTCCTTGCCTCCTTTCTTTAATTGGAAATAGTTCTGGCTCAGGTTTAAATGAGCTGACTATTATTTCCCATCGCATAGCTTTGTCCTTGATAGCTTGTAACTCCTTGACTACATCTTGAAAAGATGAAGAGTCATCAAGATCAGGATTACTCGCCCATGCAACTGAGTAGCATTCAGCTACAAATTCTGCTTGGGTCATGCTTCCTCCTCTAATTGTTTTAGTTCTTTAGGTGTTAGCTTTATCATTGATTTCCATTCACCTAAAGTCATATCCATCCCTGCCATAGCTGTTGTATCAGGACACTTTTGTTTAATCATGGCAAGTGCCATTGATAGCATCAGATCAGTTTGTAAGTTAATAATGAAATCTTGGGTCATGCTTCCTCC